ATAGGCGGTCAAGCAGCTTTGACATTTGGTATAAGCAATACCAATGCTGTAAAGATTGACAGCAGTTCTGTAGCTGACGATGAGTACGCAAGGTTCACAGCAAACGGTTTGGAGAGCAGAAGCACGGCAGAAGTATTGTCTGACATTGGTGGACAAGCTAGTTTAACATTTGGCATATCAAACACTAACGCTGTCAAGATAGATAGCAGCTCAGTTGCTGATGACGAATACGCTAGGTTTACATCATCTGGATTAGAAAGTAGGAGTACATCCGAAGTTCTATCTGACATTGGTGCTCAAGCATCACTTACTTTTGGAATATCGAACACGAATGCTGTAAAAATAGATAGTAGTTCGGTTGCCGATGATGAATATGCAAGATTTACAGCTAATGGTCTAGAAAGTCGTAGCACCTCTGAGGTGTTAAGTGACATAGGAGGTCAGGCTGCATTAACTTTTGGTATCTCAAACACAAACATACCGATTTTTACTAGCGGTGTGGTTGATGATGATTTCCTAAGAGTAGCAGGTACATCTATCGAAGGTAGATCAGCAAGTGAAGTGCTCAGTGATATTGGTGGTCAGGCTGCACTTACTTTTGGTATTAGCAATACAAACGCAGTTAAAATTGATAGTGCAAGTGTTGCTGATGATGAGTATGCTAGATTTACTGCAAACGGACTAGAAAGCAGGTCTACTGCTGAAGTCTTATCAGACATCGGTGGTATTACCGCTAGTTCTACAGATACATTAACAAACAAGACAATAGATGCTGATGGTACAGGTAATAGCATTACCAACATTGAAAACGCAAACATCAAAGCATCTGCTGCTATTGATGCTACAAAGATAGCAGATGGTTCAGTAACAAGTGCAGAGTTCCAATATCTAGGCTCTGTAACTTCAGATATTCAAACACAATTAGATGCCAAAGCTAGTAAAGGTCTGGCTGTAGCAATGGCAATCGCATTATAGGAGAAAACATGGCACAAGATTTTGAATCAAATGGAGCACAGATTACAAACTCTGCTACAACAATATACACATCAAACAGTGATGATGCTGTTGTAGGTTTGAGACTTGCAAACATTTTGACTACTACAGTTACAGTAAGTGTATTTGTATCTGAGGGTGGTTCTACAACAAGATACCTTGTAAAAGATTTATCTATACCACCAGCAAGTTCAGTAGAGCTAGTGCAAGGTGGTGCTAAATTTGTATTACAAAGTGGAGATGTTTTAAAAGGGCAAGCTGGCACAGCAGACAGTATTGATGTGTGGGTATCAGTGGTTGACTCAATTAGTACATAGGAGATAGCATGGCAACAATAACTTCAGTCGGAGGCGTTCAGTATATTGGTGACGCACCAGCAGGTGAAACTATACACGAACACGACACAGAAATTAATAAAGATCAAATTATTACAAGTGCAGTTTTTGCAGGTCCTATAACTTTTGCAGCAACTGTTACTGTTACTGGTACAGTTGTTGTTGTATGAACAATCCTTACGACAAAAATCAAGACATACACATAGATCGAGGTACAAGAAAACTTGTTGTAAGAAATACACAAGATACAACTAATATTCTTGAACAAAATAAATGGTCACAAAACAACGTGGAACAAAAAGGAGATATGCAACGCATAGCTCAGATACCTTTGATTGCATTGAAAATTAAAACAAAAGAACGGTTTGGACACTCTAATTGGTACAAAGTACACAAAGACGAACAAAAAAAGATTATTAGAGAAATGGTAAACAGTAACGAGTTTATGTTCTTTAGAACAGGAGATAAAAGATTATAATGGCATTAGATAGTTACACAAATTTAAAAACTGCAATAGCAAACTTTCTTGCTAGAGATGATCTTACGTCAGAAATTGATGACTTTATTGATCTTACAGAAGCAGACCTTAATCGTAGGTTACGTATTAGAGCTATGGAAAATGTTTCATCGTTTACTATTGACTCTGAAACAGAAGCGTTACCTACAGGTTTTTTACAAGTTAGAAGTTTTCACTTAGTGCAAAACCCAAAGATTGCACTACAATTTATGACACCGTTTCACCAGTACGAAACTAAAGGTTCATCACAAACAGGAACACCAAAGGTCTATTCGATAGAGGGATCAAACTTTAGATTTAGTCCTTTGCCAGACACAAGCTATACTGCAAGTCTTGTTTTTTACAAAGCACTTGATTCACTTGATGGTAGCACAGCTACTAATTTTATTTTGACAAACCATCCAGATGTTTATTTGTATGGTGCATTATACTTTGCATCTACATTTATCAGGGGCATGGATCAAGGTTCTGTTGCACAGTTCAAAGCACAATACGAAGCTGCATTGAAACAAGTCGAAGAAGCAGACGAAAAAGATAAATACAACGGAACACCTTTAGTACAAAGGTCTGGAATAAACATAAACAATTTTGATAACGTAAAATAATGCAAGTACCTTTTGGAGAGTGGCTGCCTGATTTACCAGATCATTTAAATCCTGGTGCAACGCAAGCCAAGAACGTATATCCTGCTGTAAATAGTTACAGACCATTTAAAAGTATTACACAAGCAACAGCTAATGCTTTGGATAACAGAGCACAAGGTGCTGCATCTTTTACATCAGACACTGGTGCAGTTAGTATTTTTGCAGGTGACTCTAGCAAACTTTATAGAATACTTGCAAACTCTGTCGTAGACGAAAGTGGTGGTACTACCTTTAATACTGCTGCTAATGGATATTGGGATTTTGTAAAGTTTGGTGAAAGCGTAATAGCTTTTAATGGTGTTGACGCACCTCAAACATGGTCACTTGATACATCTACAGACTTTGCTGCACTTTCAGGTTCACCACCAACATTCAGACACGCAGCAGTTGTAAACAATTTTGTTGTTACAGGATTTCAACCAACAGCACAAAACAAAGTGCAATGGTCATCTTTTAACAGTGCAACATCTTGGACAGAGGGTGTTAATCAGGCTGACTCAGAAACATTGCCAGAGGGCGGTGTAATTACTGGTGTAACAGGTGGACAGTTTGGTTTAATATTTCAAGAAAACAGAATTACCAGAATGGACTACAGAGGTGGTAATGTTATATTTTCTTTCAGACGTATTGAAGACAATATAGGAGCTGTACAAGGTAAAACAGTTATCAAAGTAGGTAACCTTGTATATTTCCTATCAGAGGATGGTTTTAGAGTTACAGATGGCAACTCATCAAAACCAATCGGTAATGGTAAAGTAGATAGATTTTTTAAATCTGATCTTAGATTTGCACACAGAGAAAGAGTTAAAGCTGCTGTAGATTATGCAAACAAATTAGTTTGTTGGTCATATCCATCTACTGCGAGTGGTGTGACAGATAAAATTATTATCTACAACTATGAAACTCAAAGATGGTCTATTACAGAATTATCGCATGAGTTTATATTTAACTACATATCTCCAGGTTTTACTGTCGATGAGTTAGACAACTACCCATCAACAGGATCTAATAACTTAGANGCTATCAACGTNCCACTAGATAGTGATATATTTGTAGGTGGGTTAAGGTCGTTTGGTGTATTTGACACCGATCANAAGTTTGGCACATTTGAGGGATCAAACCTTGAGTGTGAGATAGGCACTGGAGAGACAGAGATATTTCCGCAAAACAGGTCACTGGTAACACACGTTAGACCTATTGTGGACACAACATCAGCTACTGGATCTTTGACTACACGCAACAGAGTGGGTGATTCACAATCTACAACATCACCAGTTGCAACCATGCACGCTACAGGAACAATACCGTTTCATAAGAGTGCAAGATATTTTAAATTTAATATGCAAATACCAGCAGGCACGACATGGAATGACGCACAAGGTATTGATATAGAAGCTACAAAAGAAGGATATAGATGACATTTTTAGAACAATTACAACAATCAGCAGGTTTATTATCTGACAATATCGCAAACTCATCACCTTTTGGCAATTACACACCAATGGATGCATCAGATTTTATAAACACACCATTTGGTCAGCCTATTGCACAAAACCCATTTGAAGGTAACCAATTTTTAATGCCTGATTTAAGTGGTTCTACTTACACACCAGGTAACTTTAGTCTTGCACCAGGTGCAGGATTTAACTTTGGTAATTTCGGAACATATAATCCAGGTGCTTTTAACCAATTTT